ATATCTATTAATAGATATATGACTTCACAAATATTTATAAAGACATATCCAAAAGAATCTTTCATAAATTTTATAGAAAAATTTGCTTATAATAATAATAATAATTATTATTTGATTAATAAATCATATTATAAACGAGCGATTTTTTTAGATATAATTAAAGATTTTATTGATGATATAAAAGATTATTATCATGTATCTAAACGTAAATATATTGATAATGTTGATAATTATTCTAAATTTATGACTATAATTAGACAATTGTGTAAAATAAACAATATAAATTTTGTATCAAAAATTATTTATTCAAAATCTACATATGATATAACATATTATATATATCCATGACCAGATAATAATATATATTTACCTATATTTGTTTCACTTTCAAGAACTTGTTTTTCATTAAGTCGAGCAAACCATTGAAAGTTAATTCTATTAACTATATCATACCATGGAATGTATAATCCATATGAATCTTGATGTATATCTAAATATGTATTATTTATTAATTCATCAACTATAACCATTTTTCCATTAGCATCCTTAGTTCCAATATATAATCCATCGATTTTCATTATATTATTATTTTCTAGCCATAAATTCGCTGTTCCAATAAAATCTTGTTCTGCTACAAAATCTTTTGAGTTTAATATAGTTAAATAATTTATATATTTTTTCATATTTTCTGATTCTTGTTTACATCCAATAAAGTTAGGTTGCATAATAAATTTACTTTCATTTGCGCTTAATGTTCTATTTACAAACTCAAATGAAAACATATCACTTTTACATAATGAACTGTAATATAATTCATATAATGATTTAAAACAAACAAATGATGATGGAACTAATAATCCACCATAATAATAAAGAGTGTTCATTAGTGCTAAATTTCGTAAATGATATTTAATTGGTAGGGCAACTTTATTTAAATCAATATTCCAATTTGGAATAATGTTTTTAAAACAATCGTCATCAACTATAATAATATTAAAATCATTTTTACATTTATTTATTATACTATTAATTGTAAGATTTTGGAATGGCATATTTAAATCATTTGTATTTCTTGAACCAAAATTTAACCATCTTCTTTGATTTTTACTTGGAATTATACTATTACTATTTTCAACATATATCCATAATAAGGGTTTTGAATTTTCTAAATTATCATTATTTATCAAATATTTATTAACATATTCAATATGTTTTTTCATTTCACTGTTATTTTCATTATTTAATAATTTATGATAGTAAATATTTATAAATAAAAAAATTACAATAAATAATACATAGTAATAATTATTCATATATATTATTTAGTTATATTTTCTTTTAGATTTTTTATATTTTCTTTTTGTTTTATATTCTTTCTTTAAATTTTTATATTTTTTAGATTTTTTGTATTTTCTTTTATTTTTTTTCTTGGTTTTTTTACCATTTCCAATTTGTGAATATTTTCTTTTACTTCCAGTTAATCTTTCAGTATGTATTTCCTTTGGTTCTATATATGGATTTTCATCAACTGGTCTACAACCAATTATAGATACTTCAAAATAATCTGTATTATAATATTCAACTGTATAATTTCTAATAATACCTAATAACTCTTCTAAAGTATAAGTTCTTGTTAAATCAAAACGAAATATAGGTGCATCTAAATTACTACATACATATATACCAAACAGTTGCTGTTCAATTTCATTTGTAGCAGAATATTCTGTATTATCTATTTCTTCGCCATATTTTAATACCTCTTTTACTATAATATTTTTGTTACACATTCTATTCATTTGTTCAATTAAATATTCTCGATTATGAATATATCCAAGCATTACATTTCCTCTAGTACAAAAATAATTTATATTACATTTATAAATATTTTGAAATGTAGCATATGATCTTACTTGACCATGACCAACTATTATATAATGTGGCAAAATTTCAGGTCTTTTATAAGTTTTCATAACATCTAATTTGTATTTTTTTCCCATTGGTTCTTCATATTCTTCGTAATTTGGCAAATCATCTATTTGTGACATATATAATAAATACTTATTTTATTTGACGTAAATTTTTCCACCATTCGTTATTTAGTTTATTATTTTTTTCATTTTCTAAAGCTAGATTATAAGCTCGATTTATATTTATTTCTTCATCATTATTTTTCATATTATGTAAATAATTATTTGCTTGTTCGAGAGAAAGCGGTGTTATATTTTGATTATTTCTATGATCATTTATCTGTTGTAAATTATTAAATATATTTTGCTGATTTATATCTTCTTCAGTTACAGGTATAACACTTTCTACATATGCTTTTTTAACATCATCATATCGAAAATTTCCAAATATGTCTGATGAATATTCTTGTATTTCTTTAGATCCCAATATATTATTATCATGTAATTCTTGAATACTTTTTACTTCTTCACTCTTTATAATACTACGTAATTCTTTTTTCTTTTCATAAATATCTCGCTCCATATTATTTTTTGTAGTAGTTCTATAATCCATATTTTCATCAGATTTTAACCAATCTTCATAACCATCATTACCATTTTTAACATTTAATTTTTCAAATTCTTTATTGAACCATTCATTGAAATTATCCTTTTTTAATATTTTTTCTATTAGTAATTTATTATTTTCATCTTCTTCAATATAATACTCAGTATTTTTGTCATCTACTCTACTCTTAAAATTATATATTTGAAAAAGTATTTTATATGCTGATGAAAAAAATAAAAAATATTTTTTATCTAATTTTGATTTATCTGGATGTGTTTTTAATACAATTTTTTTAGCATTTTTCAAATCTTCTTCAGTAAAATTATTTTTTAATTTGAATAAATTCAAAAGATCATTTAAATTATAATTTTCAATATTTAAATCAAGATTTTCTAACATTTATTATTTATATATTTTACAAAAATAATTTTTATATATTAATATTCTCAAAATTATTATAGTTGGAATTATACAAACACTAAAACTTACAAAATGCTTTACTTGAATTTTTGTTAAACTTATATTAAATAAATTATATATTAAATCATGAATGTATTCTTTTTCATTTTTATGCATTTTACTTAGATGACAACCATCAAATATAAGCCAGTATATAGTTACTCCTATTGGAGCTAAAAATAATTTATAATCAAGTATAATTTTTAATGGCAAAAATGGTAATATTACAAAACTTAAGGTTACTAGATAATGTATATATAAAAAGATTTCCATATATATATATATTATTTAACATATTTTCTTATTCTATTAAAAAAGTTGTTAATTTCTCTATGATCGGAACCTGATACTGAGTCATCTGGTAAAAACCATTTTTCATGACTATTTTTACCATAATATACCATTAATTTAGGTATACCATTTATTTGTTTTTTTACTTTATAATGACCATAAATTTCAAAATTATCATCTACATCTAAATCTACGCAAATTAAATTATCTGAGAAAGTAGAAAAATTTTGTTCGCATAAATTTTTTATTTTTTGACATGGACCACACCATGTTGCTCCAAATTTTATAAGAATTGCTTGTTCTTCATTCAAATTTTCTAATAAATTTTCAAGTGTTTCTTTTGATAATTCAGTAAATACAGTTTTCTTACTCATATTATATATTTAAATATAATATGAATTTTATATATTTTTTATCTTAATTAATTAATTTGGTGATTCTGGATCTTTTGGTTCTTGTATTCCCTTTACAATTTCTTCATCTACATCTAGAGCAGTACTTTGTTTATCTAAATCACTTTCTATATTAGAAATAACATTATACATTAATATACTTGTTAATATCGCTCTAAATATTACAGAAGAACCAAAAGTATAACTTTTAAATCCTCCATAATTTTCTAATAAACCATATAAATCTTTTCTTACTGCTATCATTTCATCAACTGTATCCTCAAAACATAATGACCAATCTAAATATCCAAAATTTTCACCAGTTCTCGCTTGCTTAAAAGCCTGTCCTATTTTAGTTGTTATTCCAGGTGTTACATTATGACAGCCAAGACAATGTCGCATTATAAAAACAGATTTCAAAATTGATACTTTATAATCAATTTTTATATCATTATCTAATTGATAATTATTTGAATATCTTCTTATTAATAGATAATGTATTTTACCTGTATTATCAAAAATTAATTGTATTATATCTAAATTATCAAAAACACCATAATCTCTTTCTCTTTGTAATCCAACTTTTTTTAGTATTCCTCCACCAAATATACCTTTTTGCATAATAGTTTCTTCAATTGTTGGTCCAGGATCATAATTATTATATATATCACCATACATATCACTTTCATTAATTAATCCTGTTCTTAAAATATAATCATACAATTTACTCATAAATCCTGAATGACTCACAATAAAACAATTTTTATTAAACGCAGTTAATGCTTTAATAAACATTTTTGGATCATTTTCAGGAGAAGTAGCTCCTTTTGAACTAGAAAGTGATTCTACTGAAGTATAGTTACCTTCAATCATTACAGGAGATATTGATGAAAATTTAGCTTCAAATACTTTATAAAATGCATATAAGGCTTCTAAATTAGTAAAAGGAGCATTAACTTTATCTAAACTAGCTGGTCCTTTTAATTCTTCATTACAATAAGGAAATAAAGTATAATTATTTTCAAAAGCTTTTAAATTATTTTTATTAATAAAATTTGTTTCTAATCTTGTAATTAAACCATTATAATTTGAAATTTTATCGCAACTAGTTTTTTTAAGAGAATCATATTTATCTTTATTTTTTTTCCACCGATTATCTTTTTTTGTAAATTTTTGTTCTTCTATTACATTTAATCCACCTTTTTTATTTTTTCTATTTTTTCTATTTTTTTTTGTATTTTTTTTAGAGTATCTTTTAATATATTTTTTATTTTTTGTCATTTTACTTTTTTTATAGTTTTTATACTTTTTATATATTTTTTTTTTTGTAATTTTATTTTTCATTTATAATAAGTTTAGATATTAATTTTTCTAATCCATCTATATTAATATCTGGCATTTCAATATGAGATTCCCAAAAATATTTACAAAAGCTCCATTTTACTTTATAATCTAAACGATACCATTCTTCATGGTATGTTATCAAATATTTGAATAAATTATCTGGTAATAATTTAAGACTATTTCTGGGTAATACATATGATAATTGTGTTAATTCATTAATATTATTCTTATTTTTATTTTCTATAAATTCAGTTTCAAAATAAGGTACATATTTGTTTAGATCTTCTAATAAGGGAGGATATTCATAATTATATTTCCATCGCCAATCATAACATTCATCAGTGTAATATTTAAAAGTCCATTCTAAACCTTCCAAATAGTTTATACATATTTGTTTTCTTCTTTCATCATTAATTTCAATATCAAATAATTCTTTATAATATCTATATTGCCAACCTTCTCTTCCAATATTGATATATTTTTCAACTTTTCTATCTAATATAGGTAACAGTAATTCTTTATCTTCTTCTTTTACTGTCTGTTTTATTTTTTTCTCCATTTTGTTTCTTATTTTCATTTCTTCAATACCATATTTTTCTTCATTTATAGCAAGATCATTTATTAATTTTTTAAATATTTTCCAATTTATTTTATTGTTTTTGATTATATAGTCTTTATTAATACTAATAATATTTTTATAAGTTTCAATTAAATATGTTAGACCATTTGTTCTTAAATTTAATACTGGAAAATGTGGTAAGAAATCATTTCCAAGCATAAAACATATAAATATATAATCTAAAATATATTCATCTTCAGTATTAATCTCACATAACATATCTTGTTTAATATTTTCGCATAATTCATAAATATCTAGTAAATATTTTTCTTCTGGAAATAGTGTATTATTTAATGAATTAATAAAATGTGGTGTTTCTCTGAACAAATATATATTATTGCTTATGTAAAGATGTGAAAGACATAACATTATTAAATCAGCATCTAAACCATAAATAATTGTATTAGTGCTATTATGATATGATTTATTATTTCTTATATAATCAAATATTTTATGTTCTCCTTCACCTATTATATTTGATCCAGTAACCATAATTTCAATATTTTTGTAATTTTTATGATTATTAAAATGATTGATAATAAATTTATTTAGATCTTGCATAAATCTAGTTCCTGGTGTAATATTACATGTATCCCATTTATCAATATTATTATTTTGAAGCCAGCTTTTATATCTTCGGTTGCGTTGTTGTTCTAGTTTAGCAACAGGAGCAATACCATCAAATGCAATTATAATTTTGTTTTTAGGCTTTATAATATTTAAATATTCTTCTATTTTTTCTGAAACATATTTATATAGTTTATAATTATAATTAGTATCATTATTATAAACTATATTATTAATAGCATCATAAATAATAGAATTGCTATC